GCAGCCACACGCTTTAGCAACCTTTGTAATCGCTGCGTTAGGGTGTTTTACCAAATACGCCCAAACTTTTTGTTCTTTCTTACCCATAATTATTCTCCTTTAAAATGGTGGCTCCTCGCCACTCTTGCTAGGTTTCCAAACAACATCCAAGCCGTGCATGGCGTAGATGAACTCTTCAAGGGTGCGACCGTACAAGCCGCACCCCCGATCCTTATCACTCGTAGTCAAGTGCAAACCACTCGTCGTCGAGCGCCCACAAAACGTAAGACGCTTTTGTTTGCGTACCCTTACGTTCTATCTTTGCTTCCCATATCTCACCCGCAGTGTGCATACGCTGCAACGCAAGCTGAACTGCTGCGGTGTCAGAAGTTAGCTTACTGGCTAACTCCCCAACCCTGTGCGGATATGAGTGTTCTTCGTCACGCATAAGAGCCGTAATGCGGTCCTCTAGCGTAGCTTGCTGCACCCTCGGTGAAGGTGTTTCGTCAAACGGATCTATCCCGTCTAATAGCACAACCTTACCCACCACCTTGTGGGGGGTGTTCGCCTTGTGGCTACCCATGTTAGGCGCAACACGCGCCGTAAAGAAATCGCCTTCTTGCAGATTATTGTTTTCGATATAATTTTTACCGACAAAACAGCTTGCGCCCTCAGTAGTGACAGCAAACCCTGCGCCCCCTGCATTATGCGGGATACGCTCCATAATCATAACGACTTCTTTTACTTCGCCAAAAAGTTTTTTCAGTTGTTCGTGTGTGATATCCATTGCGGCTATCTATTCTCCATTTTGAATTTTTATTATTTCGGCCTGTAACAAACCAAGATTATCCTCGTTAATAATCAGTGCTACTCCTCCTGCTGTGTCTATATCGTCCAAGTTTTTCTGTTGCAGCGGGGTCGGTTTATTCTTCCCCGCCTTACATTCGATGCCAAGGAAGTACCCTCCCAGACATGCCACTACATCAGGCACACCACTGCGCCCATACCCACCCGTCACAGGGTAGAAGTAATACGCACCCGCATCTTTAAGAATGCGTACTACCTTCTTCTTTACCTTCGCTTCCGGTGTCATATCTTCACCCCTGCGTCACGAAGGTTCTTCACGTAAGTATCTAACTCCTCACGAGCTGCAAAGAGTTCTTGCTTTACGCGGGGCCTCGCATCATTGCGCCACTGTTCTTCTTGTAGGTTGTCTACCTGCCGCTTGAGCCAACGCAACTGCGCCTGTTGGAACGTGCTTAATTCTGTGTCACCCATCTACAAATCCTTCTAAAGGGCGCGTACACTCCAAGGGAATTTTATAGCACACGGAAAACGACAACATATCCAACTTTTCTCTACTGACGGGGTTAGCCTCATGGCTAACGTAAAAGACATGACGGTCTTTGCGAAAACCTACGCCTTCGATTACGTGACCATAGTCATCTTCCCCCATCATCATAAGCACCGCTAGTTTTCCCTGTATCCAATCTGGTAAATCACTTACATACTTACCAAAGTTTTCTACCTCGTAACACTCTGTGCCTAAACACGTTACATCGACAGCAAACGATGAAGGTTGTATGTAAATGCGATATACCGTCTCGTCAAGGGGGGTGTCAAGATTTATAATTTTAGGTTTGAGCGACATAGAACAGTCTCCCTGCGAGCGCATGAAAGCCGACATTCGGAACAAACGTACCTTGCTCAACCATCTGCAATGTGAACACCTTACGTTTAAGCTCTTCGTCTAGCTGATCCACATCGCACCCGTAATGATTGCTTGGGTCTGGCTCCCAATTCCACTCCTTACCATCCATGTTAGTGTACACGTTGGCCGACTGCGTACCGCGTGGCGAGATGTTGATATACACAGCGGTAAACATATCCTTACCGGAGGACGTGTCCTCGTCTCTGTAATTAATAAACGCTTTGATCTTCTCACCAAAGTTTGCGTCAAGCCATGTATGCCCCATATTTACGAGGTTTCTAAACTCTTGCTCCAAGGGCGAGTTATTGCCACGACTTAGATCATCGGTGACATCGTTAGCCAACTGTCTAACCTTCCGCGAACTGTAGTCGTCTATATCTCGCATCTGTCTACGCAGATTTTTACGCTCGGTTTCCACAGCTACGTGACACGGTATAGTACGTAGGTGGCGTGTAGCGTTGGCTAGACCCTTCTCGAAATGCTTGGCAAACGACATGTAGTGCTGTGCGTTGTAGTCGTTGTACCTACAGTTTTCGATGTTGCGACTGTGAACAATATACGCAACATTTCCGTTGGCTTTATCAGTGAAGTCGCCGTAACCCACAAAACCTAGCGCATAGATTTCGTTCTCACGATAGATCCAAACGCTGTTCCTACGCTTGTAGCTCCACTTTGCTTTTAGTGCAGCGGCCACAGCATCTGCGAACCTAGCTACCTCATTTTCCACATAGCTATTGTTCTCTGCCTGTTTCATCGCTTCTGATGTTAAGTACGGGCTGTATCCCATAGTCATTCTCCATTTTTATATTATGATTTGAAACCAAGGTGCTTGTTCACCCAGTTATTGTATTTGTTTCGTATTGCTGACAGATCCTCCTTCGTCTCTACTTTTTGCACTTTGTAAGAGGCGTGTTGCCACCACCCATCGGCTGTGGTTTCCGCGAACTCTACAAACAGAGGTAGGCGCAGCGGGTGTTCGGGGTCGGTGATGATACTCCTACAATTCTTCACGTTGTAGGTATCTCTGGATCGTATGAACCCTGTGCCCTCTGTTTCTGAATAATAGTCATACGCCTCGGTGCGCATCTTTCGGATGTAGTCGTTATCCGTAAGCGGCAGCATGTTTGCGATTGTCATGCCCCACTCAAAGAACTCTCTCAGCGGCTCCTTGAACTTGGCTTTCAACGCTTTGTTGACACGCGGTGGTGTCGGCAGATCCTCGCCTGTTTCTGGATCACGTAGCCACTTCCCGTCAGGAGTTAGCTTGAAGGCTAACGCCGTGTTGTCTTTACGATTAGTCCACTCCTTCCAATGGGGGTTCACCTCTTTTGGCACGGTTTTACCTTTGGCTAGGAAATGTCTATCGTGATCGTCGTACCTAATATACTGCTTCCCGTTGTACACTAGGAAGTACATACCTCTCGGTACGTGGCGTGTTAGGAACTGATACCTACTGACATGGTTCCACGGCCCTGTACCGTTGCGTATCTTAACGCTTGTGGTTCCGTCACGATGCTTGCGCCATACGACAGCAGCATAAAATTCGGTATCCGCTTTGGTAGGGGTTCTGTCGGTGCCCCACGCTTTGAACACGGAGTCGCCATAGCAATACCCGTCAACCAACGCATAACAGTAATCGCTGAGTTTAACGATGCGCTCCCACTTACGCTTACGATCCCCGATGGGTCGGATATCTTCCGCTTTGGTGTGGCATTTCGATATCAAAGGTTTGACAGCATTGTAGTGATGCTCCACCTCTGCAAAAGTTTGGAATGCTGAATATGTAAGTGCCATTAGTTATTCTCCTGTGTTGGCCGTGTTTTCGGCCTGATTATATTTGAGACGCCCTCCGATACTTCGCAGAACATCATTATGTTATTGCCGTACAAGTCATACAACTCGTCGTACAATGGCGCTGCAATATCATTCTGCATCACCGCTTGGCAGTCGGCTTCGGTTTCAAACCACACCACCGCTTCGACTTCTTTGCCCTGCAACTCGTAGTGCAAGATCAACGCCGTGAAATACTCAATCATCGACCTCAGCCTCCATATGTAAAAAATCAGTGAACGTATCACATAATTGGCTGATCGTAGTGCCTAAAGCCATATCACGCTGATCCTCTGATGTTGTTAGCACCAACAATCCGCCCAAGGCTCTCGCCAAACTAACTGTAGCCATCGGTCCTTCCTCGTTATGATCTTCCAAAAATCGGCCCATAGTTTTTAACGCGGCATTAAACGATTCATCTGCATCAAATTTTAAATTATCCATCTTACCAACTCGCTTGATAGGTAACGGTGTTCCAAGACTCGGAATCAATCCAAGCCGCAGCATTCTCAAACGTCTGCGCATGCTCCTCATTTTGGCTTCGGTACTCATCCCAAAATTCGGGCGAACCAAAAAAGGAACCAGTGCTGTCCTCGTCATCAGGCAAATTACCGTCACGAATCGCAGCAGCAATACGGCGCAAATCCTCAGCATCCAAATCAATCGGTTGACAATTATCCTCGCCATTCGCGAACACTCTCACGATGAAAGTGTGCAACGGCGCGAACTTGCGCCAATAGCCAAGGTCAAGAACGTAAGACGTAACCTCAAACCCATCCATCTGTGGACGCTTTACCTCTAACGGCCTACCGTTCTCATCGCGCTGCGAATGATCCCAAGAACTGACGAACTTGTCGCCGCGTAAATACATATCTAAGCCCATGATATTAAACTCCTCTTATATGCTAGACATCCCATACATATAATATAATTTATCCAGTGTCAATAAAAAAAATTATAAAAAAACCCCCCAACTCTTTCGGGTCGGGGGGGGGTGTCGAGTTTATGAGGCAGCTTAGGACAACAATGATAAAAACCTAAGCACCCTTCACATAGCATGGGATAAATCCCAAGTCAATCACTTTCTATCGGGGGAAACTCGCCCAGAATTGTAACGCATAAAAAAACCCCCGCTCGTTATCAGGCGGGGGCTTCATATTATTCGGGTTATGTCAGGGTCTACCACCATTGATAATGAACCCCCAAAATCCAAAGAACAACTAAACCGAAAACAGCAATAGCAATAAAAATATCTTGCCAGTCGATACGCTTTAGGTCGCTCTCCATCTCCTCAAGCAGCGCAATCAATAAATCTTTCTTACTCATGCCGCTAACTCCGCATCTTTCGCCGCAGCGCGTAAATACCAATCATCAAGCCCAAAGTCTCGGTAGCCCTCTTCAATCATTTTATAGTAGCCGCCAGACGGTGTACCCAGTGCGCCCTTGTTGCCGTTCATATCGTAAATCAACCAATTGCCGTTGATATTGCGGCGGTCGTACAAAGTCGGGTAGCCCTCAAGTCGGTCTAAAGCTCTCAAGCAATCGTGCGTAATCTCCCACGCCACAACTGGTAAAACCATGTCTGCATCGTAGCGAAAGTCAGCCACTCCGCGAAACGTCAAACGGTGGTCAGGTAAATAAAAGCCGCCCATAGGCTTGGCATTAGGGCATCGCGCAGCCATAGCCTCGCGGTTCGTGTTCATTCCATATGCTAAATAATACATGTCTTCTCCTTTGCTAGAATAAAGGGGGCATTGCGCCCCCAATGTTATTTTGTGCGCCAAAAACGAACCGTTCCGCTTTCTTTGGAAATTGTTCGGGTCTTGTACTTAATGCCAAGTTTATTCGACATGGCATGAAGCTGTTGACGGTGCGTGTTCTTAACCACAACGCTATCACCAACTTCCATTTTCTCCACAGCAAGGCGCAATGGGCTTTTATCGCGCCCACGCCCCTCGCCATCTGGAATCGGAATACCTTTTTCAATCTCAAACATTATGCAGTCTCCTTCAAATATTCGCGCATATCATCTTCAATCAGATCAAGCGCGTCTGTGATTAAATGCTGCGTCAACTCCGACAGCACCTCTCTATCAACCGTGTCAACGATAACCCTCTGAGCGTAACCGTGTGAACACTGAGCATCGTGCGCCGTGTAGCGCACAAATTGACCAATCACCCAACCTTGAATCTTGGCCTCTAACTTCATGCCTACGCCATAGCGAGACAAAGACTGGCGCAAATACGCAACGTTGTCTCTGTAGTGTTCCTCGCCCAAATAAGAGCCGTCTAACCAACAGCGGAAAAAGCGGCGGGTTGCGTGATTGCAATCTAAAAGGTCGCCCTGTAGATCGCGGATGATTCGTGTTTTTGCTGTGTAATCCATGTGAATTCTGTAGCCTCCTCGTTTACTAGAATATGCATCTTATATATGGGATGGTTTGGGACTGTCAATAACTTTTTATAAACTATTTTATATTAATTTACGTCAAAATAATTCACGTCAAAAGCTGACGTAAGTGACGTAACGTAGAATATGTAATGAAATCAAAGGTTTAACGATTTACGGGAATTACGTCAAAAAGTCGTTTTGACGTAAATAACGCAATAAAATCAATGGGTTAATTTACGGGAATTACGTCACCCCCCTATAAGGGGGGGTATATACTAACCCCCCCCTGATGTTTTTTAACGCAGCGCAGCCCGATGCAATGTTGGGATATTTTGGGAAAGGTAGCACTTGACCGCAGCAGCGGATCGGGTAGTATGGCAGAAGGGGAACAAGTCGAGAAATTATTCGGGTAGCAGCGCAAATGCCAAAAGTCGGTGAGCAGATAGCAAAAGGGGAAAAAAGACTAACACCCCCACAGCAGAAGTTTTTGGATAACTACATTCACAAAGACATGACGCAAACCGCAGCAGCCAGAGCAGCAGGATACAAAAACCCGAACGTATCAGCCGTGCAACTTCTCAATCATCCACGCGTAAAAGAACGCATGGAAGAAATGCGCCAAGAACTCGAAAGCAAGTACGGCGTAACTATCACCAAGTCAGTCAGAGACATGCAGCGGTTGCGTGACGAAGCATGGGAGCAGGGCAACTTCTCCGCAGCTATCAAAGCAGAAGAACTCCGCCTGAAAGTCACTGGCCTCATGGTAGCGCGTAGCCATGTCACACACGAACACGTTGATAATCTCAGCAGAGAACAAATCGTAGAACAACTGCAAGAATTTATGGAACGTGCTAAAGATCGCATGATTGACGTAACACCAACAGAAAATCCCACAGAATCTGAACCAATCCCTATAACTGATTGTAACGGCGAAGCCGCAGAATAGCGGGAATGCTTGGAGGGGAGGGGCTTCCGCCCACCCTCAGAGCCGTTTTCGGGGCCGTCTGGTCGGGGTTTCGGGTTTTTCGGGGGTCTGGGTGCCTAAATTGTTCGGGTTAACTCCTTGGGGCGCTCTGTGGATCTCCGGGCATTCGGGATTCGGGCGTCCCGGTATAGTATAACCCGAGAAATTGTTCGGGTAAAGCGCCCCGGTAACTATACCCGGCGTTAATTCGCCCGGCACCTCCTCCGCCTCCAGTTCCCACGGCAACCCCAGTGCCTCCCCGGAACAACAACCCGAACAATTGTTCGCGCCCGGATGAATCCCCGGCAGTTTTACCCGGCACGGCCTGGCGTAATTTTTTTTATATTTTGTGTTGACATATAATAATGTGTGGGATAGTGTGGGGTCGCAGTCTGGTAATGAGGAGAAAGACAATGGAAACAATCACACTGGAGTTGCCCGACTTTTGGGCAACCGCACTTTTCTATGATGACACGAGCGGGTTCGAGTATGAGGATGAAAAGCCGTTCCAAGAATTTTGCCAGTGGGCAGTTAAAAACTACGGCACTTCTGAACCAGTTGATATGGATGAGGAGCCGCAATTCATGAGATACCATGACGCTGAACGGTTCGGTGTTCTTGCCTGCAACGTTCACAGCTATACTTTTATCGTGAACAATGGCAACCCGACAACGAGCGCAATGGCAACCCTAGCGCACACAATGAAATAAACAATCTGGCCTGACCCTTCGGGGTCGGGCTTTCGGGATTCGGGATTCGGGATTCGGGGTATAGTATATATACATAGGTATATATACACATATACACATATACACATATACACACGCATGATCGTGCGCGTTCTCTATAAATATAAAAATAAACTGATTTTCGTGCGTCAATTTTGGCGCGCTTTTTTTGTGTCGCGGCGTTGGTAAAATCCATAAGCCGAACAATTGTTCTGGTTTATCCCACAATATCCCACAAAACCCCTTGTATTATGGGAAAAAATGGCGCATAAACTAGGTATAGGGCGACAGCTTTGCCCTACAATCTAGAAAAAAGGAAGTAAAAACAATGACTTACACTAAAACAAAAATCTTCACAATGATTTGCAAAGGTGCAACATTGACAGAATTAATGAATGAAACTGGACGTAGCGCAACATTCATTCGATCTGTTATCTTTCAAATCCGCCAACGCGATATTCAAATCACATATTCAAACGATACTTACAAAAGAGAGATATAATTATGACTTACACATTTGGAATAGA